GAGGTTCTCAAAGTGGAGCATGAGCGTGCAGGCCCACTCAACAACGGCGATCTAGTAGCGGTATATCTGACGATCCGCACCCATCTCGGGGACGTGTTCCGGGCGGTGATGTCGTGATGATCCAGGCTGATTGCTGCGTCTGTGCTGGTGTGTGCTCACACTACGGCGCGCACGCATTCTGCGAATCACACAACAAGCGGGCTCCGTTTAACCGATCTGTCGTGCGAGTTGTTAGCGGGCGGCTCGAAACAACGTGGCCGACGATGCTGAAAGTTGAATCTCTTTGATGTCTGAGGACGCGATGAACACAGAACCGGAGCGTGTGGCGATTTGCGCCACTGAGGATTGGAAACACGTCTGCCACCTGAACAGAGGGCACCACGGCCCCCACGCCTGTACGGCACCCGAGGACGTGCACGGCTGCGACTTCACCTGGCCGAACGAGAACGAATCGACACCGTGCCAGAGCAACACTGTGGCGGTACTTGGCGCGCTCGAACCGAGCGGGGCGCGGCTGCGTTGCGGGCTACTCGAAGGCCACCAGGGCGCTCACTGCTTCACGATCGAATGGACCGGTGATGTCTGACCGTCAGACGGAAACAGACGCGACACGCGAACAGGTCGCACGCGCAATCGCCAAAGACGTAGCAACGTGGCTTCGTGTCCATGCCGACGCGGATTGGACCGCCGGACATGAGGCCGTCCAGTTGCTCTCGTCGCATTTGGCTGATGCGGCTATCGCCTGTATCGACCGCGCTGCGTCCGGGGAGGAACCATGACCGCCCCGGCGAACGTGGAGCGCGTCGTCCGTATGCCCGCCGATCTGCACGAAACCATCAAGGCGAAAGCCGCTGAGAACGGGCTGTCCATGGCGGAATACATACGTCGAGCACTATGGGCGTGGATCGCGGACGGTTCACCATGACCGACCCTCGCCCGTAGCGTTCGTCGTGCCTGCTCGCCAGTTCGCCCGCACCGGGGACTCGATCGCTGACCTCACCGCCTATATCGAGACGCTCGGCCCCGACGACCAAGCCGACCTCGTCGCGTTCACCCGCACCCTCTCACCGGAGCACGTCGCGGTTGTCGAGTCGATCATGGCTGACAAGCTCGGCACCACATGGCGGGCTGATCCGGCGGCGATGGCGGCGTTCCTCGACCCGACGTACCGCCGTCCGCCGTATGTCCGTCTGCTCGCACGCAAGTTCCGGGAGGGCGTCGACGGCACGTCGCCCCGGCAGGTGTGGAACCTCCCCGCCCGCTACGGCAAAAGCCTTGGCGCGATTTGGGGGGTGACATGGGCGCTCGACCGGAGCGAAGGCACCGCCCGCAGCATCGTCGTGAGCTACGGGCAGGAGCTAGCGGACGAGATCGCCGACGGGATACGCGAACGCCTACGCGCCCACTCAGACGTTCTTCGTGCGCAGTTGCGACCCGACCGGCAAGCCGTCCACCGCTACGTCACCACCCAAGGCGGCGGCGTCCACTCCGCAGGGCTCGACAGTGCGATCACCGGGTTCGGCGTGAACCGCGGCGGGGTGCTGCTCGTCGACGACCCGTTCAAGAACTGGCAGGCGGCGCACTCCGAGGCGCAACGGAATCTCGTGTGGAACACGTTTCGGGGGACGCTGCGGAACCGGCTCGACGACGAGCAGGCGTTCATCCTCGTCATTCACCATCGGGTCCACGAGGACGATCTGACGGCCCGGCTCGTCGCGCAGCAGGCGATCGAGGACGACGAGTTCGGCGACCAGTGGGACGTCACCGTCCTACCGGCGCTCGCCGTGGTCGGTGACCCGTTGGGCCGGGAGGTCGGCGAGCCGCTCGACCCCGACCGTTTCCCGTATGCCGCGGTCCGGTCCCGCGCCGCCGGGCTCGGCAGCTACCTGTCATCAGCGTTGGAGCAGCAAGACCCGACACCCGAAGAGGGCACCGACATTCTGCGTGCGTGGTTCCGGCTCGAATCGACGCGACCGACGGCACCCGACGACACGCTCACGTCGTGGGACTTGAAGTTGAAGGACAAGGAGATGGGCGACTTCGTCGTCGGGCAATGCTGGTGGCGTGTCGCAGGCGGCTACTGGCTCGTCGATCAGATACGCGGCCAGTTCGACCATGCCACCACCGCGAACGCGATCGCGCTCATGGCGGTGCGCCACCCTGACGTGATCCGGCATGTCGTCGAGGCGGCAGGCGCGTACGACGAGGTCATGCCGATGCTCCGGCAGGCCGACCCCGACTACACCGTCACCGAGGCGATGGCGTCCCGGCTCGGCATGAACGAGCAGGAGCGAGCCGACGTCGAAGCGTTGCGTCGGCGCGGGATGAGCGGGCTCGTCGCGCACCCGGTCAAGGGTGACAAACGGGTGCGGGCTCGAACCCATATCGTCCCGAACGCCGAAGCCGGAGACATCCACCTGCCCGCCGAAGCGGCGTGGCTGCCGGTCCTACTCGACGAGCTAGCGGCGTTCCCGAACGGCGTCCACGACGACCAGGTCGACGCTATGAGCCAAGCGTTGCAGCGCCTCGATCGTTCGCTGGCGGCGGTGTCCCGCCCGACGGGGGTGATGCCGTCGCTGCGTCCATCGGGGCGGCGTGGCGGGGGATTCGGGGCGGGGGTGCGCCCACGGCGGGCGTCGGGGTTCCCTCCGCAGTAGCCTTCTAAGGCGCGCACCCCCGGCATGGGGCGCGGCACCAGGCACGACCCCCGAACCACGGCCCCGCCCGGTCGCCGGGGGTCGTGCCGCGTTTGTGTAAGGCTTTCGACACATCAGGTAGCGCTGCCCGATGGCGGCGAGAGCGCCGACGACTCAGCATCGTCGAGGCCGTGACCCCGAACCGAGGAACCGATGCGTGCGTCGTCTACTTCCATCCATTCTGATTGCCCTGTTGCTCGTCGCGTGCGGCGACGTCGAAACGCTGCGTGTGAGGCACACGGCTACCCGTAGCGGCGACGTCCTACCGTCGGCGGTGCAACCCGCGTTAGGTCCGCCGATCCAGTGGCGGCTCGCCGAGTGGTACGGCGGCGCGGCCGTGACACTGTTCAACGCGACGGTCGCGTGGAACACTGAGGTCGAGCGGGCCCGGCGGCGTGCCCTCGCCCCGCCTCCGCCGGGCCGCTCCCAACCGAGCACAAGCACACAAGGTAGGAACATTCCTACTGGCCGCTGCGGCGGTGATCTCCCGCCGTGCTCGGTGATGATGTGCGAGTCGGGCGGGTCGACGACGATCGTGAACCACAGCCGCATCCGACCGGCGGGGAAGTGGCAGATCATCACGTCAACGTGGGCGGGGTACGGCGGCTACGCCACCGCTGACCTCGCACCCGAGAGCGTGCAGGACGAACGCGCCCGCCAGATATACGCAGGCGGTCGGGGTCGCGGGCAGTGGGAGTGCTAGCCCGCTACGCTTCGCGGTGGTGACGACGAGCGACGAGTGGGCGGCGTGGGCAGACCGGCTCGCATCCGACGCCGCCGATCTCGCTGCGTTTCTGCGCACCCCACCGCCTGACCCGGAACCCGAGCCGCCTGCTGGCGCGAAGTTGACGTGGAAGCCGCCGACGCTCACCAGCCCGACGACGGTCGACGTCACGAACGCCACCCGGACCCGCACGCTCGACACGAGCAAGGATTACATCGTCAACGTGACTGAGAAGATCACCGAGGCGGGCGGTATCCAGATTCAAGGCGGCCGCAACGTCGTGCTCATCGGCGGCGAGATTCACAACAGCAAATGGCACGCGTCGGGCAGCGAGCGGGAGAAGTCGAACCGTGCGCTGTACGTGCACAAGTTCACCGGGACGTTCCACGTCGAAGGACTGTGGGCGCACGGCAATATCAGCGACTTCATAGACGTGGACTCGCGCCCGTCGAACACGGTGCTGCAAGTGCAGAACTGTCGCGCTGAGGGTCTGTCGAGCGTTGCCGCAGAGGCGAGCAACCACGCCGACGTGATCCAGTCGTGGGGCGGGCCGACCGGCGCGCTGCGCGTCGACCGGCTCACCGGGTACAGCGACTATCAGGGCATCTTTCTCGACCCGACGAAATATGACCCGGTGCCGATCAAGCTGATTGACCTGCGACGGGTGAACCTCGAAGGGCTGAACCCTCAGGGCCGATATCTGCTGTGGCTGCGCAGCCAGGCGGTGGCGGTCGAGGACGTGTGGGTGCAACCGGGCCCGAAGTACCCGAACGAGTCGGGCGTCTACCCGGCGTCCGATCCGCTCGCGGCGAAGATCAAGAAGGGCCGACCGCCGGGCGGTGACTTCGTGCCCGCTGGTGCGGTCGGCATGGGGTACGTGTCACCGGGGTACGTGTGATGCTCGACGTGCTCTGCGACGCCTGCCACGCCGACGCTCACGACGCCTGCCAGCGGGGGCTCTGCCTCTGCGAGTGTCGAGAGCACCCGTCGACTCTCGCGGCGCTGACGGGTGTCCCCGACGGGATCGGCCCCCCAACCGATACTTGACGTTCGTCTAATAGACGCATATCCGCTGGTGCAGCGGCGTATAGTGCGCGTATGGAGCGGTACTCGACGACGCAGGTCGCTGAGCGGTCCGGTGCGACCTACCGACAGTTGGACTATTGGGCACGCAACGGGGTGCTCGAAGGGTCGGTCACGCTCGGCAACGGTTCCGGTTCCCGCCACGTCTACTCAGCAGCCGATGTCGAGCGGGCGCGTGTCGTTGCTGCCGTGTCGCAGCTAGGCGCGACGTCGCCGATCCTCGCGGCGCTCGTCGAGCACCTGTCTGGTGACGACCTCCATTCGTGGCCGCTGCTCCTGTTCGTCCTCGTCGACGGCACCGTGTCCGAGACGATCGTGCCGGGCGTCGCCTGCTACGTCGTCGACGTCGGCGGGCTGTGCGCCGCAGGGTTCGGCCGGCATCGGGTCCGCGCCCCCGCTGCGTAGCGGGCTAACGTTTCTCATGCCCCGCGACGACGCCCACACGCTGCGACGGGCCGCGTTCATCGTCACCGCCCGGCAATCGAACAAGCTGATGACGCGGCTACTAGTGCGGCTGCTGTTCCGGGTCGCACGGCAGATCGAACGTGAACACCCACCGACGAGCCCGGTCCGCTGGTCCGGTCAGGATCAACGCGACTCAGGTGCGCCGCGTGTCCTCCGCGACATCGGCGTGTCACGCGTCACCTACCACGGCGGCGGCCGGTAGCGGGCTAACGTCTGCGGGTATGGCGACTGGTAGCGCTCCGGCTTTCGTCGATATCTGGCGAGCGTGGGACGAGAAAATGGCAGCGATGCCACAATGGCCGCGCCGTCCACCCGCGAACTACGGGCAGACCGAAACGGAGCGATTACTCAACGCCACGAAGGTTCTCGCCGCTGAGGCCGATGTGCCTCTGCTCGTATTGCAGCGTCGCATGAGTGAGCAACGCCGCGCAGGGAAGTCATACGACGAATCGCTCACAGCAGCGCTGCGCCGGTAATGGCGGCTGGCCTGTCGCTATCGCGGGCGACGATCACTCCCGACGCTGGTGAACCGTGGGTGAAGGTGTCGATCGTCGTCCGTCAGAACGTCGGCCGGATACGCCGCGGACACGAACTGCTCGCTACCGCCGACGTCGCCGCTGTCGAGCCGGTGTCACGCGGGAAAGAGTGGCGGGTGATGCTCACCGACGGGCAGACGTGGAACGTCAAGAAAGAACGGGGCGGATGCGGATGCGGGGGCGGATAGCGGGACGCGACGACGTGCTCGACCTCGTCATCGACGCGGTCGCCGCCTACCGGATCACCCGGCTCGTCACGTCCGACACGTTCGGTGACCGTCTCCGCGACGCCGTGATCCGATGGGCGTATGACGACCCGACCGCGGAGATGGTCGAGCAGGGCGTCGCCGACCGGCGCGGCTGGCAGGACTACGCCCACGCCGACGACGACCCGCCGAAGGTCGCTGAGCTAGTGACGTGCCCTTGGTGCGCCGGGGTGTGGGTCGGGTTCGGCGTCGTCGCCGCCCGGCGGCTCGCTCCGGGGCTGTGGGGGCCGGTCGCCCGAGCCTTGGCGGTGTCGGCTGTAGCGGCGCAGATCGCGGTCAGGGAGCCGTAACGCGCAATCGCAGGGTTAGCGCGCTATAGTCCCGCGTATGAGGCACCCCACCCCCGACCCCGACGAGGCGGTTATCGCCGCCGCAGAATGGGAAGCGTCCGCAGGGCTCATCGAGCTACCGACGCTCGACGAGCTAGCGGAGGCCCGCGCCGACGCTGCCCGCGACACCGTCGCCCCCGGCCCCACCCCGTTCAAGTAGTCGCCGTGCCGTAGGCTCGCCCCCGATGGCGCGCCGAGGCCGAACCCCGAACGAACCGCGGGCGCTCGTCGCCGCCGCCACCCGTATCCGGCTCGACGACCGCCGCCTCGCCAAGAAGCAAGGGGCACGCCGTCAGGAGTGGCAGAACGACGCGTGGGAATACTTCGACCTGTTTGGCTTCGTGAAACAGGCGATCTGGCTACAGGCCAACAGCCTCGCGAAGGCCCGGTTGTATCCGGCGGTAGCGAATCCCGACGATCCCGACGGTGAACCGATCCCGGTCGACGATCCGACGTCGCCTGTCCCGCCTGACGTCGCCGCCCAATGCAAAGCGGAACTGGCACGGTTGACGGGGCCGCTCGGCGGGCTCCCCGAAATCCTGCGCGAGATGAACATGAACCTCGAAGTACCGGGCGAGGGCTATCTGGTCGGGTACGGCGCACGCGACGAGCAGGTCAACGAACGCACGATGGAGGTCGAACGCGAGGCGCACCCCGAGTCGTGGCAGGTGCGGTCGACATCCGAGGTCACGATCACAGGCGACGGCGTCTACAAAGTCCACGACGACCCGAGCGACAAGCGGGGCACATCGCTCGATCCCGAATATGACACCTGCATTCGGTTCTGGATTCCGCACCCCCGCTACTCGAACATTCCCGACTCGCCTATGCGCGGTGAGCTAGAGGACTTCGAGACGCTGCTCATCCTCACCCGCCAACGACGCGGTGAAGGCAAGTCGCGTCTGCCGGGCGGTCTGCTGCTCATCGACTCGCAGATCACGGCGACGTCGCCGGTCAAGTCGGATCAGGACAACGGCACGAACTCGTCGACGGGCGACATCGTCCTCGACGCGATCGCCGACGCCATCAGCGACGCGATCGAGGACGAATCGTCGGCGGCTGGACTCGCGCCGGTCATGTTGCGGGTGAACGTGCCGCCCGGCAGCGACGTGTCGAAGATGGTCGCGAAGGTCGATATGAGCCGCACGTCGGACCAGTGGCTCGACGGCCGGGTGCAAGCGCTCGTCGAGTCGGTGTCGCGTGGACTGAACCTGCCGATTGAGTCGGTGATGGGTCACCAGCAGACGACGTTCGCGAACGCCGAGCAGGTCAACGACGACAAGTTCTATGACCACACCGAACCGCGGCTCCTGCTGATCTGTGATCTGTTGACGTGCGCGTTCCTGCGCCCACAACTGCTGGCACCCGACGCCGCCGGGCGGGCCGCGCCGCCGCAGTTCGAGCAGTGGGCACCGCAAATCTTCGTGTGGTACGACGCGTCGGCGATCGTCGGGAAACCGGATCGTGCCGCCGGGGCGAACGAGGCGCACGGCAACCTGACGATCAGCGACAGCGCCTACCGGGCGGCTCGCGGGTTCTCCGAGGATGACGCACCCGAACCGCTCGAACTGCTCATCCGGTCGGGGCTGCGGCGCGGCATCCTCACCGCTGACCTCACGAAGGGGCTGCTCGACTTGTTGGGCGTCCCGTTCGAGGTCGAGGCGACACCGAACGCGGTCGGCGGCGACGTCCCGACTGAGGCGACGTCGACGTACCGTGAACTGGCGGCGCTCCTGCTCGCGCAGCATCAGGCGCAGCAGGCGGACGACGTGATCGACGTTGACGCGACGACCGCGGCGGCGATGACGCTCGACGAGCTAACCGACTCGTTCGTGCGGAGCCCGCCGACCGTGAACGGCAACGGGAACGGGCAGGCGGCGATCGCCCCGGCGGTGTTGGAGCGGGTCGTCGAGCGGAACCCCGGTCGGACGCTCATGGACATCGACCGCGACCTGCGAACGAAACTGCTGGTGCTCTGCTCGACCGCCATGAGCCGGGCGTTGGAGCGGGCCGGGAACCGAGCGAAGAACGCTCTACCGCAGGCGAAGGTGCTCGTCCGCAACGTGTCACCGACGCTTGTGTGCGCGACGCTCGGCCCGTCGATCATCGCCGCGGGGGGGCTCGACGACAGTGCGCTGCTCGACGGGGCGTTCGACGAGATCGAGGACCAGTACATGCGGTGGGGCGCGTCGGCGCAGCGGGAAGCGTTGGACCTCGCCGCCGATCTCGGTTCGGGGTTGTCGACGGCGCAGCGCGACGCCTACGGGTTGCGGCAGGCCGACGACCTCGCCGAAGGCTGGCAATGGCTCAAGGAGCAGTTGACGACGCAGGCGCAGGCCCGCATGTTCGACCCGACCCCGACCGCGCCACCGCTCGGCGAGTTCGACCCGGACCTGAACGTCCCGCCGGGAATGATCCGACAGTCGATCACTCGCGCCGGGGGGACGATCGGCGTCGAAACGAAAGGCGCGGGCGACGCGTTCGTGTCGTTGCGCAACGGTGGCGAACCGGCGGGCGGTATCGGGACCGGCGAAGTGATCCGCGACGCGATCGGCGCGACCGGGTCCAGCGTCGAGGCGTACCAGTGGGTGTACGGACCGGCGATGCGTAAGCACCCGTTCGAGCCGCACGTCGCGCTCGACGGGTTGGTGTTCCGCAACTTCGACGACGACGTCCTCGCCAACAACGACGGATTCCCCGACTACGGGTACTTCTTTCCCGGTGACCACGCCGGGTGTATCTGCGACTTCGAGCCGATCGTCGTCGACGCATCCGAACTAGCAGCAGACGACGAGACGCTCGTCGCAATCGAGCAGGAGGCTTAGGCCATGTTCACGATCCGCCAGCAGGCTGACAAGTGGGAGTTGCTCGACGCCGACGGCGAGATCGTCGCGTCGCACGACACGTACCCGCTCGCGGTCGTCGATCTCGCTGGGCGACTCGCGTTCGCGCTCGCCGAAGGCGACGACACCGACGAGCCCGACGATGAGATGCCGATGGGTGAAGCCGGTCTGCTAGCGGAGACGTGGCGCGCCGACCTCTGTTTCGCCGAGGACACAGGCGACGGGCGCGACTTCTCGAACGTGACGTGGACGGCCCGCGATCCGAATACGTCGACGCTGCCGCTCATGCTGCAAACCGAGACGGAGATGGCGCACTTCGGCGCGAAGCTCGCCGGGTTTTTCACGGCCATCGACACCGACACCGACGCGCCGACCGGGGAGGGCAGGTTCTACGACACCGACGAGGGCCGCGAGCTGCGGGACATGCTGCTCGACGGTCGCCGGTTCGGGGTGTCCGTCGATCCCGGCGCGGTCGCCGCCGAGTTCACGTGCACCGAAGAGGACGACGACGGGTTCTGCGTCGACGGGACCGTCGACTTCACCGAGTACGAGATCATCGGTGTGACGGCGACACCGTTCCCGGCGTTCGCTGAGGCGTACATCGAGCTTGACACCACGGCTGCTGAGGGAGAGCAGATCGAACCTGTTGCGGCGTCTGCCGGTGAGCATGGGCCCGAACTGGTTTTCACGAGCGGTACGGATAGCACTGGTTTTGTGTGGACAGTGTCCGCTTCCGCTACACCGACTCGCCCGCCGCGCTGGTATTTCGACGACCCCCGGCTGGCGATGCCGACACCGCTCACGATCACCGACGGCGGGCATGTTGTCGGTCACGTCGCGGCGTGGGGCACCTGCCATGTTGGGTCCGAGCGGTTGTGTATCGTCCCGCCGAACAGCCGCCTGTCATACGCACGGTTCTACGGGCGCGCCGACGACTCGGCCGCGCCGCACGGCGTCGAGTGCGACGACGGCACGCACGTCACGACGGGCGCGTTGACGTGGGGTATCCCGCACGCCGACCTCACCATGCCGATGATCCGAGCGCAGGACCACTACGCGAACAGCGACCACGGTTGGGCCGACGTCGTCGCAGGCGAGGATGAGCACGGCATCTGGATTGCCGGTGCTCTACGCCCGCACGTCACCGACGACGACATCCGGGTGCTGCGGGCGTTGTCGCTGTCCGGGGACTGGCGGCACGACCACGAGACAAACGGGCTCGAAATGATCGCGGCGCTCGCGGTGAACACGCCGGGGTTCCCGATCCCGCGGGCTGTCGTTGCGTCGGGTATGGCGATCGTGCAGCCG